GTCAATTAAATCTATTGCCATAAGTGAATTATAACACTGAAGGATTACTTCACTTCTCGTATCATAGTCCTCATAAAAAACCTCTTCTACTGATTCAGTTTCCATGCTCTCTATTTATTTTTTAAAATATAAGTCTGCTTCTGCTTGTCTTCTATTTACTAAACCATTTAACACCTTCCCATTGGCGTTAACCCATTTCATAAAATGAGATTTGATATTTTTATCGTTTGGATTTGCATTAACCCTTTTTAATAGCGTACTTGTTCTTAATGCACCAGCACCAATATTATACGCAAAAGAGGTTAAAGCATCAAATTGAGCTTGATTAATGGTGTCTATGGTAATTGCATCCACCCGTTTAGCAAACTCGTTTAATTCATGCTTTAAAATGTCTTTTGCCTCAACCTCTGTGATAGGTTTATCTGTCAATCTTACTCTTTGCCCATTTGGGTAGATAGTTGTTCCATAACCAATAGTAGGCACTTTTGCTGGGCATAGATAAGGTTTAGCACTAAAGCCTTCAAACTTCTTAACTAAATCAATGCAATCCTGACTTACTTCTGTTATTCTCATGATTCTGCTTTACGTTGTAAAAATCCAAATAAATGTTTTAGCGGGTCATTGCCTGTAATTTCCTCTACATTTTCTCTTAAAGATTTCAACTCACTTAAAGCAATAATAGCCACCATTGGTTCAATTAAAGGTAATTCACTATTAAAATATACTTCACAAGCTCTAACTACCATTAACACCACCAAATAACTTGCGGCTGTGTATAGCTTCTTAATCATCTTGCGACTTGTTAAAACGCCTGCTTTGTGCGCTTTAATAATGCCTGTAATAAAGTCGGCCATAACCAAACCACCAACAAATAACATTGCTGTTGCTATGGGTGATATATAAGCTAATAAAGCAGCTACAACTATGGAAGCATATTTATCTAATAGGTATTGCATAATCGGGGTAAATTTACAATTTATTTCACAACTTCTGCTTCCTCAGCACCTGACTCCTTAATTTGACTTTCAAACTCTTGTTTCAATTTTAAAATCAAATCAATTGAATGTTTAGCAGGTAATTCTCCAAGTCCCGAAAGAATTAGCTGACACTGGTCTAAGCTTAATTCTACTTTAACTGTTAGTTCCATGTTTTTTGTTTTTTGTTTTATGGTATAATTGAAAATGTTACTTCTGGATAGTCTGCTTGTAGACCTGCTAATACTACATCTTGTACTTCTAAAAAAGAAGGGTTAGCTAATGTACATTCGTAAGTTCCAATTGATGCAACTGGATTAAAACTTTCGTTTTCTCCTTGCGTTACAATTTTACCTACTTGAGCAACTCCTAAAGTTGGTTGAAACTTTGAACCTGAGTTCATGTAAATGTTAATTAATGGGTTAGCGTATTCTGTAACCCCGTTTGAATCTTTAATGATTCCGTTTGCTTGTATCATATTTTTATTTATTAAATTGTTTTAAACTCTTATTCCTACTACTTTATCGCCATTAGCTAAAATGTTTGCGGCAGTATCAATATACAAATCACCTACTGTTGCAGGTCTTGTTGTTGGTAATGCTGTTGCTGCTAATGGTGCAAAGAAAGTTGTTTTGCCCGTTGTGCTTGCTATTGATATTGCAGTGATAGCATTAGTTGTATCATTTATAAATCCTGTTAATAACGCACCTGTTAAATCTAATCTACCCGCTCTTATATTACACGGCGCACTATCATCCGCAAGCCTAAAATCAATTGCCGCTCCATTTCTTTTAATAGCTGGGAAAGCGTTTGTTGTGCCGCCTAATTTCAATAAACCAAAACTATTTGCAGCATCATTTAACAAGGTTAAATTTCCGTCACCATCACTTCTAACCCTTGAATCTCCAACTTTTACTCCTCCGCTACTTGAAACAGCAATTGCTTGACCTAAATATACTGAAGCAGAAATATTATAATTTGTTGCGTAAATAGTTGAATCCGTTTTTGAAATTCTAAATTGACTAACCCCACCAACTTGCAAATCTATTAGGTTATGCCCCATTCCATTCAATGCCGTTTCAGTAGCATTTAAGAATATACCTGTTGCCGTTCCTGTTTGTGCGCCTGAGTTGTTTATTTCGTATTCATGCCTTTTGAAAGCCCAATTACCTGAACCTGCTCCTGCACCAAATAAACCTTTATAGCCAAAAGAAGCACTTGTTCCTGTTGTATTAAAAAAATCTCTGCTTAAAAAATATTGACCATAAGAAATACTACTAATTGTTCTAAGCATCGAAATTGAAGTAGCAAAGGTTGACGTACCTGTTTGAATTATAAACGTATTATTAGCTGTGTTTATTATATTAGTATTTCCACTTAAAGTTTCAATATAAAAATCAGAATTGTTCCATTGTAATTGCGTTCCTAAACTATTAACTCTTATGTAATTTGTACCTGCTCCATTCTCAAACCTTGCAATCGGATTAGTTCCGTCACCCCTTACATGAAGTCTTGCGCTTTCTGATGTTGTTCCTATTGATACATTTCCAGCATTACTTACTATTAATCTGTAATTATTATTAGTTAATATACCAAATGAATGATTTGATTCTGTACCTATCCAACCAATATTGCTTGAGCCGTCACCATTATAAATAGAAGTTGTTACAACTCCATTTAATGTGAATTTTGCGTGTCTTCCACCACCCTCAACAGATGAAACAAATTTGGCAACATTGCTATCTCTAAGGGCAAATAAATTTGTTCCATTTTGAATACGTGCAGTTGTATTGCCATGCACTAAGTCAATAAAACCAAAATTTGGTGCTGGTGCATAATTATTTCTAATTGTAAATAAACCTGATGAATTATCATAAAAAATATTACCAGCTACGTTTGTATCTGCAAATCTACCCAAAAATAGGTTGTTAATATCTCCTACTACTGAGTGTATAAAACCTTGCGTTGCTGCACTATTTTCACTTCTAAAACTTGGATTAGTTCCGTCACCCCTTACATGAAGCCTTGCGCTTGCAGAGGTTGTTCCTCCAGCAAAATCACCTGCTGGGGTAACTGTCCACCTTGTTACACCTGCTGTTTGTAAGTTAATTCCAAACCCTTGATTGTTAATTTTAGTATAACCATCGGAATTATCATATAGAAATAAAGTGGCGAAATTGCCTGATAATGGGTCTCCCCAACCAAGTCCTTGACCAATTCTTGAAGCCCTACCAACAGCCACCTGCGTTGTGCTCAATTGCAATGGACTTGCCACTCCATCTCCATCTGTAATAGCCTGCAAAGTGCCGCTTAATGGGCTATTAATAGTACTGCCTAAGTTTATTATGCCCTTGTAGTTGAGCCCAATATTTTGGGAAAAAAGTGAAGCCATCTTATATGTAAATTAAGTTTGTTTTATTTTTATTTTGTTTTGTTAACATTGCTCTCAATGTTGTACTTTTCATTTTGTGTAAGTGTGCAGCTTCTTCTGCAGAATCATAATATATTCCACTTACCGTGTCAAATACTATTTTACTAACTGCTTTAGCCAAAGCCTCTTTTGTTTTTTGAGGCATAGTTTTACCTGTATTAGCAACTGATATAGCTTTTTTTGTGCTTTCTGATAATGGCTTTCCTTTTAGTTTTTCGCTAATTCTTTTTTTAACTTCTTCAGAAACAGGCTTTCTTTTCCACGCACCCATTTTTATTCTGCTTTCTTCTGAAACAACTCTACCTTTCCCCTTTAAACTCATCTTCTTCTTTGTTTCTTCAGATGCTTTCTTACCTAAATTTGCTTCTCTCAACTTCTGCTTGGTTTCGTCGCTCATTGGATGTTCTTTGGCACGTTTAGTTTGGGCTGCTTTCATCTTAGCAATAGTATCTTCTGAAGGTTTCCATTGCTTCATCTTATCAATAGTCTCTTGCCTTGTGCTTTCATACTTTTCTCCAAGCTTAGGCAATTTACAATTTAATCCCTTCTCTCCCAAAACTTCATATAAAAGCCCATAATGAAGCTCTCTTTCTAGCACATTTTCTTTTGTGCAAAGTTCTACTATTTCAAAAACATGATTATCGAACCCATGCTTTGCAAAAGAGTTGTATAAAATAGTTTGTGTTTTTGCACCCGTACCTTTATACTGAGTCAGTCTTTTTTTATAGTTGACTGAACTTCCAATATAAATCTTACCGCTAGGGCTGGTAATTTTATAAACACAAATTATTTTATCTTTAATCATCTTTTTTATTTTTATCCCCAATTTTCTAAAGTTGCAGTACCCCAATTCTGTAAAGATGCTGTACCCCAAACTAGTGGAACTGCATCTACCGCATTTACCTGATT